TGAAACTTCCGTGTCAGCGCCGCCCATAATTCCCGCTAGCCCAATCACACCTTCACCATCAGCGATCACAATATCGTCAGCCGTCAATTCATACTCCTTGCCATTAAGCAAACCGACTTTTTCGCCATCGCGCGCCATTCGCACGCCAAGTTTATGTCCGCGCAACTTGTCATAATCATAAGCGTGAGTCGGCTGCGCCGTCATAAACATCACGTAGTTTGTCGCGTCAACGATATTATTGATAGGCTTACCACCTATTGCGACTAATTGACACTGCAACCACAACGGGCTTGGGCGCACGGAAACATCACGAATTGCCACCGCCATAAAACGCCGTGCTAGTTCTGGTGCGTCATTTTCTACTGTCAGCTCCAAATCATTAGCGTCAGCAAACTGTTGATCTTGTTCATACCAATCAGGGCTAGTAAATCGTTGGTGAAAAATACCAGCAATTTCGCGCGCTACGCCGAGTTGCCCAAAACAATCCGGCCTGTGTGTAAACATCTTATTCTCAATTTCCAGCACATAATCATCCAGCCCAAACACTTCCGCAAAGCTCACGCCAGCCTGAAGCGTAACGCCCGCCGGAATATCACGCTCATTGATCTCAATAATTCCCTCGTGATCCGTACCAATCGCCAACTCGTCAGCCGCCGCCAGCATGCCCTGACTTAGAATTCCACGCAGCGGTCGCGCATCCAGCACGAACGGCTTGGCGTCATCAAAACTTGCTGGGACGGTGCTTTTTGGCGGCAACCAAATTGCCCACATATCAGCATGAACATTCGGCGCACCACAAACCACTTGCACGTAACCATTGTCCTCTCGCGGGACGTCTTCTACGCCGCCATCGTCAATTTTAGTCACACTCAAACGATCCGCATTCGGATGCTTTTCGCACTCAACAACCCGCACAATGCGCGCGCCACCATATTTGGCCTTCAGGTCAATCACTTCCTCGACACCACCAAGTTGCTGATTTACCCGCGACACCAGCTCGTCAACTGGCGGCAACTCAAAATTAATCAATTGTTTTATAAGATTTAGGCTAACTTTCATACTGATATAATTATATCACTGAAAAATATTACATGATAGAGCAAACCGCTCAACCATGAATCTTGTTTTTTCCAGTGATGTTAAAGGCCGTTGATGGCGACAGTCGCCGCTCATCTGAACTGTCTTCAGTATAGCAAAACGCAAGCGTTCTGTCAATACGCTTGCGTTATAAAATGGGCAAAAATGATACGAAAACTGTGGAAAAGTCCGCACCATTACCTCTATTGTTATGATGTTGCGCTAAACTTCAATCTTTCAAAGCACGCTGCCATCTGGCCGTCCAGTCCATGCAAATATCGCTGCGTAATTACCGCGTTTGAATGACCGAGCATCTCCTGTGATTCCATTAGCGTCGCCCCATTTCGCTGAATGTCTGTAGCAAATGAGTGCCGCAAAGCGTGCGGGTGAAAATTGCGAAATCCAGCCAGATAGAACGGCTGACGCATTAAATGCCGCAGTTCCTCGACGCTAAGTAGTGTGCCGCTTGACTTCTGCCACAAATAATCATCAATACGCTGACTAACGATCCACTGCGTCAATCTTTCGCGAGCTTCTCGACTCATATGTACCTCCCGCCGTTTAGCACCCTTGCCAGTAAATACAATCATCCTGTCACTGATGTTCATTAGTCTTAAGTTCCTTAGCTCAGTGATACGTAAACCGCAATCAAACGACAATTTAACTAACAACCACTGAATCTGATTGCAATATCCCAACACCTGCTCGATTTGCTCTCTCGTGTAGAAAACGCGGCGAATCGGCTCGGTCTCTTTCTGCTTAACGATGTGGCGAATCTTTAATTCAGGCATCTCCACGCCCATATCTCTGAAATATCTGAACATTGCCACCACATGACAAATTCGTGTATTGATAGTCCGGCTATTCAGACCTCGCCGTGCCTGCTCTGTAATCCAGTCGTTCACCTGCTGCGTCGTAATTTCGCTCAGACTGCTGGCTGGCACGCTAGTTCTAAAATCTCGCATCACCCACCGCTTAGCGCTCAATGTTTGGCGGCTCATCCGGCGCGTAAACTCGCAGTACTCCAGATATTCGTCAAAAGCTCGCTCGATTGGCATAATTGTATTTTTCGTCATGATATTTTAACTCCACTTAAAAAACCAGTTCTATATAGAATGTTTATACTGAACCTCTAAAGGCTCAATTGTATATAGAACCCTCACATTTAATTTTCTGATAATTCTGTTATCAAAAATGGGCGGCGGCGGGCGGATTTGCGTTAATTTGAATAAAAAATACGGCCAAACGGCCGCTTCCATTACACAAAACTCCCAAATACTCGCATATATCTAAAATTATTGCATAATATTTGCACACAAGCAAACGCAAACAAGCCGCTACGCGAGCGACGTCAAAATGTGAGCAGTGATTGTTACGTTATCAAATTGTAGCCGCGCTTCATCTGCGCTAACTTATCTAATCCGTCAATATTGATCGATAAGGCTACCTGCTCTTGCATTTTCTGCTTGTGACGCTCCTCTGCCGCCTTAGCTTTCGCCTGAGCAATCAATTTGCGCAACCAATCCACCGTCTTTGCCAGATTCGCACTCGACCAAATAAACGCAAAATATTTACGTGGGTTTCGTTTACGCTTTGCCAGCTTAATCGAATAATCAAACTCTTTTGCGTAGTTGATCTGGCGATTTCTGAACATCGGCAAATAGTTGTCGTCAGTGATTAGCTTTGTCGCCTTACCTAATCTCTGCTGCATTTTCTGAATTCGTCGCTCGTCTATGGTTATATTCCCCATTTTACCCTCAAAACGCCATTCTGCTCTTGACAAACAAAAATAGCCTCTAAAATTGATAACAATTTTTTGAGGCTAGATACAGACAGCCCACCCTGATTTGCATCTGGGCGGGCTGAAAATCCTGTACGTTCATCGCCGATTATAGCAAACTGATTTTGCTTTGTCAATAAAAACCCGCCCCCATTCTCAGAGGGCGGAAAGGCTACATGGATGCTTAAACCATGCGTTTGCAGTTTATCACTATTTATTAGATTCTGCAATAGCAACGTCAGCAACGACCAGCCGTCGTATATATTCGCTAACTGTCATATTCAACTCGGCAGCACGCTTAACGATCATCTCGTGGTCGCTCTCTGAAACTTTTATATGTATGTGCTTATTTTTCACATTCTACCTTTCTGCCGGCTACAATGCCGCCGGCGGGGCTGTTAATATTTAATAAATAGCATTGACGATAAAGTATTTCAAGCCATCGTAGCGGATTTCAGCCTCGCTATTGCCAGTCTCTTCAAGCTGTCGAATTGCGTCTTCTACTGTTGCCTCAATGCTCCACGAATCAGTGTCGTAACCCTGTTCACTTAATTTAGCTAACTCTGTCCTAATCTGATTAGTGATAGCGTCGCGGTCTAGTTCAATATAGATACCAGTGAACTCAGCCCGATTTGCTGTGTTGCGCCCAAATTTAAGTCTTAGCTCTCGGCGAGCGATTTCTTCAAGCTGCTCGCTATCGTCGCGCAACCGCTCGTCTGCCTCAAACTCCGTGCTATGATGTGTACTACCGAGCCAATATTGTGCTGTAAATGTTGCCATTTTAATTATCCTTTCTTGGCGGCGGCGGTTGAGGGGCTGTTTATTTTTTAGTGTTTGATTTTATCGACCGATTATTTTCTAGCTTTAGTTTTCTTAATCAACTCAAGCTTTATGGTTATTTTAAGTCTGAAAAGTTGTAATGATGTTTTAAGCATTTTTATAGCCTTTCTTGCCGCCGAATTGTTAATTGTTGCTTGGTTGCCCCTCAACCATGTCTTAAGTATAGCAAACGTGTTGCCGTATGTCAACACTTTTATGAAAAAAGTCAGAGATTTTTCAATATTTTTCACCACATCTATTAGACCTGTGGAAAACTCACAATGTTACACGGTATAGTCCTACCACGACACTTGTCTCCAGCAGCTCGCGGCGACCGCAGCACGTCAGAGGTCGACACCGGCATGAAGTGGATTGGCGGCCGCACAATCTATCAGAAGACATTTTCAATGGGCGGCTTAAAAGTTGCTGGCAAAACAACGAAACCGCATGGCATTGAAAAACTAGATATGGTTATCAATATTCGTGGTATTGCGAAAGAAGACAGTATTGGCGCAACAATTAACCTACCACACGCCGCTGACCAGCAAGCTTATACGGTGACAGTTTACGCCGATAATAGCAATATCAATATCCAAACATACGCAGATCAATCCGGTTATAAGACCTCATTCGTGACAATTCAATACGTCAAGAAGTCTTAAACAGTACCGACTGCGATCCAACTTATGCCGTGGTTAGCACCACCAAAAATGCCTGAGGTTGAGGCTGTGATAGTAGTACCTGTCTGATTAAAAGCTCCACACTCAATGTTTGTGCCAGCACCAATTTTCTGGTCAAAACTCGCTGCAGATGTTGGAGTGTTTCTCGTATATCCGATTAAAGTAGGAATAACTGCGTAAACCTCCTTGAATTTTTTAGGAAAATTAACTTGTACAGCTTGTTGCTTTCCGCCATTTCCATAAAATGACACCCAGCCAGATTGGATTATTAAATTACCAGAAATGGCTTGTGCTGAATTATTAGCACTGAAAGATAATAGGTCTGATGATTTCAAGTGTCGTGGTAGGACTATATCATTGCCAAGTGCGTCAGAGCCAATCACGCCGTTTTTGAACATTTCAGCCCTGTTAATTCGTCCGTCAGCCAGTGTGGCTGGATTGCGCCTATCAGTGATAACAGAATCAAGAATTGTTGTTGTGCCAGCGTTTACGCGTATCTCAGCGATTACTTCATATGGATTAGATGCACCAATTTTCGCCTTGATCTGCGATGGCGTTGGTGCGCTTGGGTTGGTTGCTGGTGTGCCAGGTACAACTATCGCTTTCGTACGGTTCTCGTTGTTAGCTACAGTCTGTGAGGCGGCCACGTTTGTGTCAATATAGATCACCACCGCGTCAATTCGCGGATTGGCGCTGTTTGCCGTGGTAACGCTCGCCTGAACAGGCTGCGTGCTTAAGTTGCTCACTGGAAACGTTGCCGACATAGCATCGCGCACCAATAAATCATCAGGTATACCATTCTCCCCGCCGATCAGCACATTCATGCCGACAGGACTGGCTTGACGCACTCTAAAGCCGCTAATCCACGAGCCGACAAAAGCATTGCCGAGCGCGTGGAATAGTGCGCTATCAGTGGTGCGGCCACCGTTGCTATTAGGAAAACCTAGTGCCATAGTTATTTTTCGTCAGTGCTTTCTGCCTCAGCCTCGGTAGTGTCGGCCGTCTCAGGCTCAGCATTATCATTGATATTTTCAACTTCTGGCTCGACAACCTCG